CCGGTGCGTTCACGCGCCGCCTGCGCGGCGATCTGCGCCGTGTTCTGCGCCGCCGCGATGATCGGGAACTGGCCGATGTAGGTCACGACCAGCGTATCCGAGGAGGTCAGCACCGTCTGCGCGGGGTCTTGCGTGATGACCGGATCGCCGACGCTGGCGTAATAGCTGCCGCCGCTACTGCCCTTGTCCTGTATCTGACTGGTGATGTCCACCGCGTTCAGGGTCACGCTCACCAGTGTATTCAGTTCGTAGCCGAGCGTGAACGAGCGGATCGCGCTGTTGCCCTTGAAGGTCTCCACCAGTTGCGCCGTCTGCGCGACGGAGCCTTTGACGTACTGCTTGTTGGTCAGCATCGAGTTGCCCGCGTCGATGGTCACGCCCTGCATGGCGTCGACGTTGGTGCCATCCAAACTAAACGGCGCGGCCACGCCACCATACGGCTGGAACCAGAGGACGAGGCCCGCGTCGATATTCCACCAGAAGCCGCTCTGCTGCGCCAGCCAATCCAGCACCTCAGCGACACTCTTCGAGCCGCCCCAGACGCCCTGCACAATCGTCGGGCCACTGGCGATGGTGGCGGAGGAGCCGGTCACACCCTCGGCGGCGAGATACGTACCCAGCAGGTCAAGCACGATATTGCCCGCGAGGATGTTGGCGTATTTCTTGAACACGTACCGCTTCGACGCCTTATACGTGTTGTCCATCAAGGTCAGGTCATGGTTGAGCCAGCCCAGATCGGCCTGACGCGCGCCGCCATCGCGGTAGGCGTGGTCGTTGGCGATGAAGCCGCCGTAGGCGATGGTGGCGGTCTCGTCGTAGATCAGCGCCTGCGTGCCGTACTCCCAGACCGTGCCGAGATTGGATTTGACGGTGACGCTGCCGGTGCCGCGCGTGCCAATGGCGTTCTGGATGTTGACGGTTCCCTGCTCGATGGCGACATATTGCCCGGCGATCAGCGCGGTGTAGGTGTCGGGGTAGCTCGGCACGACAATGCTGGAGGTGGCCAGGATTGGCAATGTGGCGGGCAGGGTAAAGACGGTAGACATGATGACGCGTTCCTCCTCCTGTCTCCGTCAGTTACGTTAGTTGGAAGAGCAGCGCCGTCACGTGGTCGGCGGGTGTATTGGCCGGATCACGATACTGGATGGTGACGGCGGTGCCGGGCTTGGCCGTGCAAACATAGGGATAGGTGGCATAGCGACCGTTGCCAATGCTGGCGCTGGCGTTGAAACTCTGACTGGCGGTGCTCGTCGCCGTCGAGAAGGGTGTCGTGTTGCTGGCGCCGGTGCGCGGGTCGGTATAGACAATCTGGAGTTGTATATTCTGTCCAGGGGTGCCGTTGTTGAGATCGATCCAGGCAAGCGCCATATAGGTGTGATTGTTGCCGTCGTTCGGGCTATTCAGCGTCAGGATCGTCGTGAGCGCGGTCGTGGTGACGGAGACATTCTCGGCGACCCCGACCAGCACCGGCAGGCCCAGACCCGTGGCGGTGGCCGTCTTGACGGCGGCCACGCCGCCGGTGAGGGTCGCCGCGCCCGTGACGGTGAGCGTGCTATCAAGCGTCGCCGCGCCAACGACATGCGCCGTGCCGCTCAGGGTCGCCGCGCCCGTGACGCCCAGCGTGCCCGTGGTGCTGATGTTGCCGGTGAAAGCCGCGCCCGAGAGGCTGGCTTTGGCGCTATCGAGCGCGGCCAATTCGCTCATGCCGTCGTTGAGCGATTGCGCCGAGACGATCTGCTGCACGGTTGTGCCCACTGGCCAACTGCTCGCGCTCGTCCCCTCCTGCGCGCGGATGATGGTCAGGTCGTCGGTGCTGCGGAGCGTCACCTTCACGATCTCGGTGGTCCCCATTTGCAGCATGAAATAGCCGGAGGAGGGGAAGCGCGCGCCATGTCCGGTCGGCAGGTGGAGCGTGGTGTCGCCGCTTGAAAGCGGCGTCCCCAGTCCGCCCGCGCCACCGGCGACGGTGCTCTGCGCGTTGTTGGCGAACTGGTAGGGTGTGTAGGTCATGGCTTAGATGTTCCTCCGTCCGGTGGCGGTGCGAATGACGCCCGGCATATGGGGGACGATGGCCTGCGCGGCGGTGCGCCCATCAATCTGCACCTGCACGATGATTGGCTGGCCGTTGCCGTTGTAACCGCCGTAACCACCCGCGAGCATCTGGCGCGGCGTGTAGACCTGTGAGCCACCCGGCAGGAAGACGGTCTCGTTGTCAGAGATAGCCGCCATGCCGCTGTAGGGCATCACGCCGCCGCTGGCGAAGCGGGGGATGTGGCTGTTGATGGCGGCGGCCGCGCCGCCGAGGATGGGGATATTGGCGACGGCGGCGACGACGGAGCCGCGCGCGTTGTTGATGCCCTGCGCCAACTGTTTGATTAAGTTCTCGCCCAGGGTCAGCATCTGGCCGGGCAGGGCGGCGAGCGCGGCCATGAAACCGGTGGCGAGGCTCTTGGCCTTGTTGACCGCCTGCACCTCGAAGTCGCCGATCTTGAGGCCCGCCGACAGCAGCCAATTCCACACGATACCTGGCAGCGAGGAGAAGAATTTCCCGACCGCCGCGACGAACTCATACAGTTTGACCCCGGCTTGCTGGTTGAGATTGCCGAACCAACCAAGGACGCCGCCGACAAAATTCCCGATCGCGCCAAAGACGTTGCCGAAGAATGTGCCGATGACTCCACCGAGACGCTGAAACATAATGCCGGTCACGGCAAGCGTCTGCTGAATGAACTTCCAGTGCTGCACCGCCAGGATGATGCCCGTCACCAGCAGCGCGATGGCCGCGCCCACCAGCAGAATCGGCCAGGTGGCGATAATGGTGGCGATGGCGGCCTGGGCGGCGGCAACCGCCCAGGCGTAGAACGCGACGACGAGATTGGCGACGATGGCGCCGCTGACGGCGATCAGCGCGACCTTGAAAGCGACGCTCCCGATGCTATTGCCCTCGATGAAGTCCTTGAAATTCTTGAGCGCCGGGATGGCCTTATCAGCGATGAAGCTAAAGAAGTTGGTCGCGACCGGCACGAGCTTCTGACCAAGCTGGATGGCCAGCGTCTTCACCACCTCGCCCGCGCGGGCCAGTTGGGTGTTGAAGTTCTTTTGGACCAATGACCAACCCTGTACCTGATCACCCGCCGCGCTGGAGGCTTTGCCGATGGTCGTGATATCGCCCCGGAGCGTGTCGAGGTGTTGAGTGAGTACCAGCAGACCCTGCATCTGGCGCGAGCCACCTGCGATCTCGCGGATGGCGGCGACCCACTGCGCGCTCCCCTCCTTAATGCCCGCGGCGTGCAGTTTATCCACGATATATTGCAGCGCATCAGCGAGGTTTGAATGCATCTTGGTGGAGAGCGTGTCCACGCTGATGCCGAGACTATCCATCTCGCCGCGCGCGCCCGCAGCCGGGGCCGAGAGCGAGATAATGAGCTGGCGAATGAAGGTTGACGATTGCGCGGCGTCGATACCAACGTTGGTTAACGTCGCCATCGCCGCCATCGTGGAGTTGAGGCCGATGCCCGCCGCACTGGCGGCGGGCAACACCGCCGAGAGCGAGTTGGCGAGGTCTTCGAGGTGGACTTTGCCGTTGGCGACGGTCGTGATCAGTGTGTTGGTGGCCTGCGTCGCACTGAGCGCGCCATGCTCACCGTAGTTTTTCAGGATGGTGTCGGTGGCGTCGGCGACGACACCCAAATCGGCATTGCCAACCTTCGCGCCCTCGGCGGCGGCCTTCAGGACGGCGAGGCCCGCCGCGCCATGAAAGCCGCCGGACTCGATCATGTACATGCCGTCGATGAGCTGCTGCGTCGAGGTGCCGGTATCTTTGGCGAGTTGCAAGACGCCAGCGGAGACGAGGCCGAGGTTCTTGGTGGATTCGCCCGCGCCGGTGGCGAGCGAGGTAATGCCCTGCTGGAAGTCGGCCGCCATCTTGGTGGCGATGACGCCGACACCGGCCACGACGGCCCCGCCTGCCAGCGCGGCGACGGCTAACGGGCCGGTCGCCGCCAGCATGCCGGTGGACTTGGCGATGCCCGCTTCCAGTGGCGCGGTGTTGAGGCCAATGACGGCCATGAGTTGTGCGACGGGTCCGATCATATGCGGTGTCTCCCTGCGGGGTGGTTGGGAGAGAAGAAGGGGTTAAGAGGCTAGAGGATGGGCTAGGATTGGCTGGCGCGACGTTCGAGTTCGTTCTGGACTTCGGTCTCGACACGCTCGGCAATCAGCGCTTTCTCACGCCAGTAGAGCGGCTGATCGAGGAGTTCCCATGGCGGGATGTTGAGGTATCTGGCGGCGCGGATGGTGGGATACCAGTCCGGTATCCACCCCAGCGCGCCCTTTTCGAGGAGATAGCGCCGAAGGGCTGTGGACTCCTTCAGGCCGTCGGCGCCAACGCTTCCCCCGCCTGGTCCTGCATGATGGCGGTGAAGAGTTGGTTGAGGATCGTGACCGGGAGGTCGAGCAGGCTATCGCGTGAGAGCGGCTCTTCGGCGTCCCAACTCGTGACGAGTTGCAAGAGCGCGTCGATGGCGGCGGTGAGATTGGCCTGCATCTTCGCGCCGTCGCTGCTGCTCGTGTCGGCGCTGGAGAGCGCCGCCATCTCAATGGCAAAGCGTGAGGTGAGTCGGTCGGGGCTGTAGTCCACATGCAGGACGTTGCCCTCACCGAAGTCTACGGTGACGGTGGCCGTCTTGGCGGCGAGATTGGCGAAGCTAAATTGACCCATGAATAGACATTCTTTCTTCAGGCTGTATGCGTTGTTACGCGACGGCGGCGAGCAGTGAGGACGTGGTGATGACCTGCGCCTTGCCACTGCCCCAGGTGACATCCTCAGCGACGGTCAGTTCGTACTCGACGGCATAGACGCCATCGGAGTCCTCGAACTCCTTCATGCCGGTGACAAAGCAGGCCATGTCATGCACAAAGCTGGCGTTGAGGCTGTTGTCGCTGTCGATCTCCGGGCCAATCACCTCGACGCGCGGATAGACCAGCGCGCCGGTTTCAAGGTAGCTGGCCTTGTAGCCAATCGAGGTGGAGTCCGCCTCCAGCTTCAGCGTCAGCACGTGCTTCTTCGCCATGTCGGTCACGTCGGCGTAACTGCCGTTGGCGCGGTTGGTCGGCCAGTACTCTTTGTAGTACGGGTCGGCCTTGAAGCTGCCGCTCAGCACCGAGGTGGTGAGTTGCGTCGTGCCAATGTCATCGCTCGTAGGATCGAGATAGACATTGACCATCGCGCCGGTCATTGGGATCGGCGCGAGATAGGTCGGGCTGGCCGTCTTGCTGATCCCGGCGCTGAGCGCCTGCGCCATGATATCGCTCTCGAAGGTCAGTTCCTGGGTGCGTCCGAACGAATAGGTGAAACCGTTGAAGAGCGCGAAGGCGTAAGACTCGGCCTCGGTGGCGTCGCCTGCCTGGATGATATAGGAGAGCGCGCTATCGGCGTATTTGCCATTGAGCGGCGGTGTATAGGTCCGATCATAGACCGTCGTGCTGGGGCTGTGCGCCGTCGGGCTGCCGGTTCCCCAGTGCGAACCGAAGATGTAGGAGATCGTGCCAAAGTCGCCGACGCCGCTCACCTTGCCGCTACTCTCATCGGTGAGCATGGCGCTGGCGGAAGCGTAGTGACGGCCCGCTGTTGGAAACTGCTTGGTGGTCGGTTTCGCGCCGAGACTCCAGGTGGCCATACCTCCAAGGATATGCCCGGCGGAGCCGCCCGCGCCGTGACTCGCCTCTTTGCCGATCTGGACTTCCTGGTTCGTGAATGAGCGTCTGGTCATGTCGTCTACACCTCATAACGATATTGCCCACCGAGGTGGACGTACTGAATGCCGGAGTCAATCTCACTGTAGGCAATCGTGCTGGAACGATAGAGATCGAGCAGGTCGCCGCTGTTGCCATCGCCCACCCGGCGCGGCTGGCCGTTGGGGCACAAGAGCGCATCCGCGCGCGCGAAGGCGGCGCGGATGGTGGCCCCATCGCTCGCCTTCCCCACGATCTTGACAGTGATGATGCCGCGTGAGAGCATGCGCACCGCCGTCGCCGTGTTGGTATCAATCGGTGCGCTCTGCATCTGCATCACGCACCAGGGTTTCATATAGGTTCCCACCGGCGCCACGTCCTGATAGACACCGCTCACCAGCGCCATAAATGCGCTATCGGCGCGTAAGACGCTATTGACGAGCGCGAAGGCGGGGGAGATGGTATCGGCCATGATCTACTGCACCCCTCCCATGCCGCCGCTGGTGTCACCCGTCGGGATATGCAGCCCCGCCATCTTCGCCTCCAGCAGCGCCAGCGCCTTATCATATTCGGGCCGTACCTTCTCGACGGCTGGCGTCAAATAGGGTTGCGCCGGGCCATGCACGCTGCCCATTTCGACATAGAGGCCATACGATGCGCCAACGGCGATGACGGCCTGATGCTTCTTGGGCCGCTCCACCTCAGGTAGCAACTCCTGGCCTTCGACCATTGGCCCGCCCGCGTCGCCATAGGTGGATTCCTTCTCGGTCTCCACATAGATGGAGTTCTTCAGGAAGCCGGTATCGACTGGCGCCTGCGACTGCGCCGACGCCTGGATATCAAAAGCAGATTTTTTTATGATCTGGTCAAGTGTTTCTAGCATCCGCTCGGCGACTTCTGGCAGGATGTTGTAGACGACGATGAACTCCCCGAACTTCGCCATGCTCCACCATCCTTCCAGAATGCCTCTATTTGCGCCTGAGAGCCAAATCTGAGCGAGTAAACCGCTATGGCCTTATCTCCGACACCAGATACAAATTCGCCGTGCTGTAGCTGCTATCCGAGAGATCCGCCTGCACCAACCGCGTATCACCATTCGGCATGACCAACTGGTCGCCGGTGCGAATGTCGGTTCCGTAGGGAAATCGCATGATCCAGCTGGTGACGTTGGCGATGCGCGCCGCGTATTGCTGCATGATCGCGGCGCTGGGTTTGGCCTCGGTTGCTGCCACCGTCGCCACCGTGGTCGGTGACTCGGTGCGGAGGCCATAGCCGTCATCCGCTTTCGCGAGGCGCACCACTTCGACGCCATCAATATCCAGCGCGGAGCTGGCGACGGCGCGGAAGGCGGTGAGTTGCGCGGCGCTCAAGAGTCCGGCCATGCTGTATTACTCCTACGCTTCACGCTCAGACGCTGGTGTGAAATCGATGTAGAACTCGTCGCCGATGTGGAACTGTTCCACAACAGCCGGGTTGACGGTTCCAAGATCAATTGAACCAGCGGGCGTCCAGCGAAAGAACTGCTTGTTTTCCTCACTGGTCCCAGATACCGGCTGGAGCTTGATGGTGGTCAGCACCTCGCCATCTTTGCCGCCATAATTATTCTTGGATGCCTTGACTTCGCTCACATAGAACTTCGCTCGGACTGCCACTGGAACCTCCTAAGATTGGCTGCAAACGGTCAGCTTATTCTCCCGTCAGGAATGGCACATTGGCGCTGACTGGCCCAGCAATCTCGGCCTGGTTGGCCGCGACGCCATACGGGCGTTCGCCAGGGCCATCGCTGCGACCCTGCGCGCCGATGCGGGCGCGCTGCTTGCGTCGGTAGCTCGCCGCGCGCTTTTCGAGATAGGTCATCTGCTGCGACAAGTGGAAGCTCTGCCCGTCGGCGGTGAAATCCATCTGCGTCGCCGCGAGCGATGCGATCTTGTAATCGAGCAAGTCAGCCGCCGCGCGATAGATGTCGTACGATTTCCCGGCCAGCAGCACCGGTGGCAACTGGTTCGTAAATGTCCAATGCCCCACCACCTCATCGCTGGTGGCTGGCGTAAGCGTCGTAAAGTTGCCCCAGATGAGCGTCTCGTCGGCCTCCCACATGCCGCGCT